TGTATTTTTGTTAGATTATCTGATAGAGCAGGTCCAAGAAATGGTCTAGCTGGAATAATAACTTGTCTTGCATAAACAAATTGCCCACCTACTTGAAATCGTAAGAAATCTTTTACTCGTGGTCTTATAGTTGCTCCTTCTTCTTGTACTGCCGCATAAATTACATCTGAAAAAAGGACACCAACTAAACTACCATACTTTCTATCAACATCAGACTTTATACTTCTTCTTAAATGACCTGTTCTAACCTTTGGTTTACCAGCACTTCCAAATGAAGCTTTTGCTTGTCTTTCAGCATACCACATTCCTTTCTTTAGAGCTTTATAAAATGCTTCTTCAAAGTCACTTGGATACTTCTTCAACCAACGCTTAGACTTTTCAGTTAGCTCAAACTTAACCTGCAATGCCATTAGTACACCGCTTTTATCTTATAATATGAAAGTGTCTTTATTGTTTGTGGTAAGAAGCCACTATCTTGGTATGTTACACTTCCGTCATCAAGTGTTTTACTTGCTTCATCGTAATCTAATCTATGTTTGAACTTTCTTCCTACTTCCTCTACCATCGCTTGTCTTATATCTTCTGGCACTTCAGCATAACCTGCTGTATAACTTACTTTCAAACTTTGTCTACCAGTTCCAAATATACTATCATAAACAACACTTCTAGCATCAGCAATTCTATAACTTGCACTTGTTATAACTGTTGATGTTCCCCAAGCCCAATCAACATCCTCATTTATTTCACTTACTGCTGTTATAGGATACTTATCAAGGAATAACTCTCTATCTCCACTACCATCATAATACTCCACATAACTTGCTGAGTTAAAAGACCTACCACAATAACTCTCAAATGCTGTTGATATTCTGTTGATTAAGTCATTGATAAGATTATCACTTGTTGAATTTGAGCCAGTAATGTTTAAGTAATCTTTTACATTTTTCCTTGTACATAAAGCGTTTGTGTTTAGTGTTGACATCCTTTATCTCCTCAGCTTTCTCCATTTCTTTCATTTCTTTTCTATTGTAAAACTCAATCATTTCTTGTTCATGTCTTTCTTCTAACTCTTCATAGAAGTCATGTTCCATATTCATTGTGAAGTCATCACATTCTTTACATCTAATTACTGTGCCTAACATTTCTCTTCTTTCAATTAGAATATCACAAGTGAAGTCATTATATTTCTTTTTCAAACCACATTTAGAACAAGTATAAACAGTTTCAAACTCAGGCTTCATACCCAGTTGAGGTGGCCTATCAATGTCTATTATTTTTTTAGATGTGCAATGACTACAACATCTTATTGTTTCACTAACAGCTATTCCTCTATTACAGTCAAAGCAATAATAATAATTCTTTCTTGTAGACTCCACTACTTCCTCTTCCACTACATCTTCCACTACATCTTCCACTACATCTTCTTTTACAGGTAATTCAAACTCACCATCATATACTATGTTTGGATTATCACATAAAGGACAGCGTCTTATCATTCTTGCCACAGTGAAATCTTTATTACATTTTTTACAAAAGTACTGTTGAATAATACACCTCTTTGAAAAGGGGAGTGTTTCCACTCCCCATAAACCACCCTAATTTATGATTTAGGCGTGAGTTTTGATTATTACTAGACCTCCGCAAAGACCTGGTTTGCCTGCCCATCTTGTAACCATGCGGAACCTTGTTCTGTAAGTGTCAAAAAGTCCATATGGGTCAACTTCTAAACTCATATTTCCTCTTCGCATACCTAACAAGTAGTTCTTCATATTACCAAAGATTATGAAACCAGATGCTGCAGCCGGAGCCGCTGGCATTGCGCTGGTTACTACATACGGATACTCATATATTGTTCCAGGTACGCCGTTTCCAGGATTAGCAAAAATTGGTCTATTATTATCATCTGCCAATACACGAATATAATGCATAGCATTCAGTCCAATATAAAACTTGGAACCCATTAGCTTATTATCTGTAAGCTTACTAATAGCTTCTGATAATTCTGCATTTGTGATTTGAATATTTCTATTCGGCGATGTTCCAGTAGCCGCACACGAAACTGTATTAGCTGTACAACCACTAAGAGCACCAGTAAAGGTTCCACCATTTACGACTTGACTATCAATCTCAATAGCGATTGCTTCTGCGAACTGACTTGTAAGCATACTTACAAAGTCATATTGTTCATCAGCTAACATCTCGTTAGATGCGATTGAATAAGCACCAAGTCTTTCAGCGGTAAGAACTACTTCACTATATGTTGGGTTGGTTGCACCAAGGTCAATTTCCTCAGCGGTCCAAGTTACTCCAACATTTGCTAGCTCAGCAGGAATACGCATTACATCTGTACCCATTGAAACTACATTACATTCTCTCATTGCAAAAGAACTCAAACGGGAGAAAGCAAGTACTGTATCAGAATATTCATCTGGAACCAAATATCCACCACGAGCACCATTTCCTTCAATGTTTGTTGCTTTTATACAGTCAATAAGGAATTTCGCATATCCTTCACGTTTTTCCTCAGGTATTGAAATATTCATACCCTGTCTACGTAAATCGTAGCCTTTATACATGAAGTCTTTCTTCATTTGTTCATTACCAGGAACAGGAACACTAAATTTCTGTGCTGGCATTTTTTCAATTGCTTCAAGACGAGCTTTCAACTCTACATTTTCCTCTAACATTTTAACAACTTTTTCATTAGTTGCAGCAGCAATATCTGTTGCTTCATCTTTTGTTTTGTTGTCTATCATGTCAGAAATCATACCTTTGAGCAAGTCTTGGTATTTTGTTTCTTCTTTCATTGTATTCACTCCTATAAGTACTAGTGTTTACAAGTAAATCAATTAGAACGTACATAAGGCTTCACTAAAGAGCCGTACTTCTTTGAAATTTTGTGGGAGACTAGTTACTCCCCATTTACTAGTGCCAAGTACATATTTTTATAGAACATTTCTTCTTGTAGTTTCTCTTTACAAGATTTGCAAAGAACTTCAAGTTCCTCACCACATTCTGCGCAAATATGCTTGACTTCTACATTCTTATTTATATTATCTTCCTCTACTTTTTCCTCTATTACAAGTTCAGCAGATTCTTTGTTTTTATCTTCTATAATTTCATCTTTTTCCAACTCAATTGCGAAAAATTCAGCCAACCACATTTCTAAATCTTTGAGTTCTACTTCATCAATTACTTTATTTTCAATAGCACTTTTCATTGACTTCTGAGTCATTAGTGCAGTTGGATTTGCTGGAACACTTACAAGTGATATTTCAAGTAATTCCTGTTCGTTAAAGATTGCTGATGGGTCACCTTTCTTCTTGCCCCATTCAATTTTCTCAAAGTTAGGCATAAAACCTACTGATGTAGCATTCATATAGCCACCACGATATAACTTGTATAGTGTATCGCCTTGTGGTGATATATCAGCTTCTGGGAATTGAATATCAAACATCAACGACTTCTTATCCTTATCAATCCAAACTTTTTTAGCTTTGGCTACAGGTAGTTCGTGATGTTGATGATTTACTAACACTACTGGGTTCTTTTTGTAGTTATTAAGCTTCCATCCTTCAGCTTTTACAACTTCTCCATCGCGGTCAATCTTCTCATTTGAACCAATAAAACGAAGTACTCTTTTTTCTTCTTTTACTGTTTCTGCTTTTTCAGAAAAATACTTTATCTTCTTTTCCATAATACACTCCTTGTTTCTAATTTCTAACGTATAACTGGTGCTAAACTACATCTACAGTTTATTACTTCTTCTGGCGGACCACCTGGGTCACCTGGAAATCTCAACTGTGCTCCACCAACATTGAATGACTCACCAATGCCACGAATTTGTCCATCAGCTTCAGCATGAGTGGCTCGTTCATTGCCATCCATAGTAGTTATCCATTCCATTTCTCTTACACCTTCTTTTGCATATGTGTCGTGAGTAGTACTGTTGATAAGGCTAGCTGACTCAGTCCTTGCTATTACTTTTGCTCTACCGGATGTGACATTATAAGTATCTCTTATATTATCAGATATTTCAGTTAGACTTCTTCCAGCTTTTACTCCATCTGATAAGTCCTTCTTTACCTTATCATACATATTATTACTCATACCCTTTATCATATTCACTCTTTCTTGTATTAGTGCTTCATTTATCAAAGGTGCTCTTTCAATTCCAATATTATCTAAAGCCACTCGTTCTGCTGCTTCATTCAGGTTCCTATAAACTGGACTGACTTTATCAACTAAAATTGCTTGGTCTTTCTGAAAGAACTCATCTAACTCAGCAAGTATTTGAACTCTTTGTTCAATACTAAGTGCTTTATTTGAGTTTAGAATACCAAGTACTTCCTTTCGTTGGTCAAAGAAGTAGCGTTTTAGTATTTTGCTTAGTAATGTTTCATATTGCTTTTGTAATTCATCAAATCCTCGTTGGTATCTTCTATTCTGCTTTGTGATTACTACTTCTTTGACCATTTTTTCTCCATCATAGTCTTTATCTTCCGGTACTACAGCATCAGAACTATCACCAACTGGAATTAGGTTGATAGGCAAATATCTTATATCTCCATCAACATCCTTAGTTGGCATTCCTAGTTCTAATCTACGGTTTACTTCATTTCTTGTATAACCAAGTGCAAATAACTTAGCTGCTGACTCAAGTTGCTCCGCATAGTCATCTCTTAACTCTTCCACAGAGGATAAGTCAAAAACTCCTGTAACAGTTGGTGCATACTTTGTAAAAAATCTTGATTGTAGTTTCTCTTCAATTCTTTTTAGTTGGGGTTGGATGGTTCCAGTCCAGAACAAGCGCTTTGCTTCCTTAGCAGTCGCTCGTGTTACTGTTCCACTATCATAGAAGCCTGCGACGAATGGGTGTACTCCAAAGACACTTAGAATACTATCCCTACTAAACTGTCTTTGTTGGATAAAGTCCATATCCTTCTGGGACATTCCAATAGGTTTATAAGTCATACCTCCAAGTAGAAATCCAATCTTATGGGAGTTATCAGTCCCGCGATGTGATTCTGCCCACATGTTTTTGACTTTCCTCAAATCCGCTATATCAATTTCTTTGTCTTTATCAATCTCAATAACTCCATCAGTTCGTGCTGAGTTATCAAAGAATACCTTATTCCATTTAGAAGCACTCCAATCACTTTCTAACTCATTTTTAGCTGCTGTTAGAGGACTAAGTCCTCTTATTTGTCCAGGAGCAGGGTTAAATAGTCTAAATTGTATCATATCTTCTACATCAATAGGTATATTATTGTTATAAGTCCATCCAGCCAGTTCATTGCCTTCAAAAGCGTGTTTTACTAGTCTTGGGTCTAAAACCCATAGTTCTGCCGGTACAGCAGTAGGTCTTGATAGTAATTGCCCAACGCTTTTATTCAAATAGATAAATGCTTCACCAGTTAGGTTCAAATACGTTGCAATTGACTCCCAAAACTCAAAACGACTTGTTACAGGGTTAGGGTTGGTAAACAACATACTTAGAGGACTATCTTTAGGTAGGATTCGCTGCGAATCAGTTCCAGCATTTTCTATTAGTCTAAAGTTTGCAGTTGGAACATTCTCAGCAATACTTCTTATCGCTCTATACACGATATAAGACTGTTGATATGGTGCAGTCAAACTTGTTCCACCTGCTAATAAGTTTTGCTCGCGCATCTTGAGCCAATCACTACTCCAGTCCTTTTTTACAGCTTTTGGTTCTTTCGTTGTGAGTTCTTTTGAATCACCGAAGAACAAGCTCAATTTCTGGTCTTTATCCATTTATATTACTCCTTATATTTATTACTGCCAGTTATTTCCACTTTTATTCAATAGAATGAAATAATAAAATAACTATATTCAAAACTGTCAAAGCAACCATAAAAATCGCAATCCAATTTGTCTTTGTCAATTTGTCTTTGTCTCTGGTTGATAATTCAGTTAGTTTATTATCAACACGGTCTTTCCATTCCTCTAAATTTATTTTATCACTTCTATATCTGTCCCTTCTTACCAACTGAACTCTATCAGTAACTACTTCTTTTCTCAAATCATTATGCTCAGCAAGCCTTCTGTCCATTTCAATTGTTTTTATAACTATTGCTTTGTCCATGCCTTCAATTCTTGTAACAAACACTTCAATGCATTTATCAATATAGTCTTTTATATGTTTATCCATCAAATCCATAAAACCCGTAATTCGGTTTCTTTACGCCCCCACTGTGT